AGGCTCAAGGGTGTCAATGATCCTCTTCTCCTTCTGGATGCTGTGACGGACCTCCTCAATAGTGCAGGGGTGAATCTTGCCAAGGAAGGGTTTAAACAACTCACTAAACATACCATCTCCGAAGTTACTTTCGACAATGATGTAGTTGACCTTGTGTTTCTTTGCTTTCATTGCAAGAACCTTCAGGACATCCTCTCCGTAGCCTCCCTGCATTCCTCCAGCGTCAGGGACGTATAAGTAGCCGTTAAGCATCTTTACGATTGCCCAGGATGTTTCATCACGCCCTCGGCCTGAAGGGTCAATGGACATAACAGATCCTGTGAACTCGATCATGTCTCCAACTTGCTTGAAAGGTCTATAGAACCTGTCTCCTGTGAAGCCTACGTTAGGTACATCTCCAGACCATGTTAGTTCCGGGGATTGCGCCCATACTACTTTTTCAGGAGCCACCTCATCGTCTATGTCCATAACAAGCAAGTCGTTAACCTTTAAGGGGAAGCGATCAATATCCGACAGTCTGCTATCAAGCATGAACTGCATAGCGAAGCCAGCTTTCCCGTAGCTGACCTCCCGTTCTGCCAGGTCTATTTCACTAAACCTTAAAGGTTCTGTGGATTTGTCCTTCTTTTCCTCAGAAACGCAAAGTGGGCTAACTCTTCCAAAATACTTCTTTTCATTAGCTTTGGGAGTTATGTGCTTGCAGGGCCATATGCAAGCAGCGTAGTCTCTCTCCATTAGTTTGTTGTAGAGTGAGTCTTCACATTGAGGTGTACCCAGAAAGACGATCTTGGATTCCTTATCAGGCTTTAATATGGACTCGAATTCCTTCACCTGTTCTCCAAGTTTGTCTCTCATTCCTTGCGTAGCTGAGTTGTTGGGAACCTCCACATCATCGGCCACTATGATATCGGCCCTGCTACCTGTGAGTTGGGAGGTCACACCTAGTGACTTGACACTCGGAGCGTGACTGGCAGGTGCAGGACCGACATCAAAACTTATCTTTGAAAATCTTTGTTTATCGTTGGGGATCAAATGAGCAAGTAGAGGCATCTCATGGATCAGTCGCAGCGTGAAGGTACTGAAGTCATCGGCTCTCGTTTTACTTGCCGAACACACCAGTATGTTCTTTGAGGGATCGAGGAGCAACTGATGGACCACGTAGGCAGAGCATATCCATGACTTACCAACTCCCCGGAAGCCTTGGATAACAGCCCTCCTGGGGCCGTTCTGCATCCACTCGGCTATCTCATATTGTATATCGGTAGGGGAGGGAAGGTTGAGGTGCTTCCACACTAAATACAAGAAGTTCCTAAAGTCTTTAAACTCTTCTGGTAGAGTATCCTTAGAAGACATTTTACGCAGAATGTATAATTAGTTTACCGCCTTTTCAACTACTTCCTCATCCTCTTTAAATGGCAAAACGCTTACAAGATCCTGTAGTTTGTTATCCTGTTTAAGCGAGGCGTGTATGTTATTATCTTTTAAGTGCTGGCGTGCTGCATTAAGAAGCGAAGGTTCTGCGTCTCCTAATTTTATCCTATCGATAAATTCATCTGTCAGCAAACCCTGAAGCAGGTAGAATTTGTCTTCAAGTTCTTGTTTGTTGTAGCTCATATAGTTATTTATCCTTTTTATGTATTTCCTTTAAAATCTTCATGACCATGTAAATGAGTGTTGCGAGTCCTACCAGAATGGCTAAAACTTGATTTATGTCATTTAACGTCAGGTTTGCTATAAGTCCTAAGATCCCCACCGTGGGTGTCGTGAAATGGCTGTTCATATCAGAGATTAAGATGCAGTAACGTAGTTAAGGCTGATGTAAATCTGCGAGTTTGTTTGCATTTTATTTGCGGATGTACTGGCTGGCTGTTGTCCTGTTTCTGAATAATAAATAGAAATCTTATCGTTAGCCGTCTCGGTTACCCAAGCAGAATAATCTGCAATTTGCCCAGAAGAAGGTGCTTGGATGTTTACGACAGCTATAGAGTTTCCTGCGGTGTCTGACAGATCCGCTGCGGTGTACGGAAGTGTTGTAAGGTTTATAGCTCCTACGGGACTACTCACTGAACTCACTAACAACGAACCAGATACAAACACTCTGTTGCCTATCTTAGTATAACTTAAAACATTGTTGGCACTGTTAAGAGTAATAGTTCCAGAAGTACTAGGAGTAGCTGTCACTGTAAACACTCCCTCTTTATAAAAGGATTCTGCAAGGTTGTTATCAGTGAGGTTAGCTACCCCGGAAGCCCCATCGGTTGAAGCGTTTTCTGCAACTTCCTGGGCAACAAACAGTCCTTGCTTGTAGGCGGTATCCAGATCACTCTCGGTTAGCCTGGCTCCGTCTACAAAGTCTACCAGTGCATTTGAAGTCGTTGAACGATATACTCTCACCTTAGAGTACGCTGTAGCATCTGAAGCTGTAAGCGTTATCTTTTTTGTAGTTGAGTTGGTGAGTGCGCCTTGATTTGATACAGGTACATCTTGCCATGCGCTCATAGCGTAGCCTCTGCATTTTATGTCGTTTACGCTGAGTACGTCTATATCCGCATAGCTGAACTGATTCTGTCCAAGACCATTCGTGCCTGTCCCAGCCGTTGAATATTCAATATATGAATTTGCCATTGTGATTGATTGTTGTTTATGTGATTGAGTTGTTGAGTTGTTAAGAAGATAAGGCTTGCTTCCTTAATTGCATTGCCTGTTTATATGCCTCTAAGATTTCTGGGTTTTCTTTGAAAAGTTGTGCTTTAGCTTTATTTCTATAAGCGTTTATAATTGAATTAATGATATCTATTTTAAGAGATTTTTCCCCCGTGCTTTGATATACATCAATGTTCTTTAGTTTCTTATAACTGTCTTTCCCCATTATTTGTTTAAGTTTTCCTCGCAGAGTTTTACCATTTATTTTAGTTGTAGAGGATAGCTCAAGGAGGCGATCATAAGCATCATATTGTCCTGCATTTGATTTTATTTTGGACAAATCAATGTCTTTTATTCCATATAAATATTTAGAAGGCATCGAATACCCGTGACCTGTTTGGGCTATCTCGGTATCAACAATGTTATTTTTTTCGGCTGATATATAAATAGGATTAACAACTCCAAGTAATCCTAAAGGATTTTTCCTATAAACCTCATCGCCTAGAAGTGTTCTCCTAGGAGCTACTTCTTTTTCCGCTCCCGGTATTCTTTTAAGAAGAGTATCACTAAAGCCTTTAGCTTCTCTAACCATTATCTCAGCTTGAGAATTTTTAGCCTGGTTTAAAATGTTAGGAACAAAACCTCCGCTTATATCTTTACCTAACTTAGGTACATAATATTCAGGATCTCTAAAGATATTTAACATATTGTTAACGCCTTTTAAGAAGGTCTTATCTGATAAACCAACTGCGTAAACCATTGACATATTTGCAAATAATTCTCCAGCCCCTCTATCATCATCATCTGGATTCTCGTATATTAAATAGTCTCTATAATCTGCTGCCATCTGCATCATGGTCGCTATTGGATCAAGACGTTGATAACTTAGATAAGTACCGCCAGGCATTCTTATGGAGTAAGGTTGCCATCCTGTAGCTCTAAGGGCATCCCTTTCTTTTCTATTTTGAGGACCACTTCCTGTAATCTGGAATCCAAAAGGCATCTCTCCTCCCATTACATAATGAAGGGTAGCTGCTGTAGTTAAAGTACCTGTAGCTAATCTTCCTCTTATTTCAGCTATTTCTGTAGGCGTTCCGTTTTTAAGTTTTACTCTGTATTCTTTACTTAACCTTTTAGTAAGCTCCATTGAAAGTCCTACAGGACTTCTATGTAAGCCAAACTTTAGGATGTTTACTGGAGTTCTAAGAAAAGGAACTACAAACTTTAGGATAGGATGATTTCTTAAAATGTTTGAAAAAGCCGCTGAAATACTTCCGGGTTTTAACTCATCAGTAAATGTTGCATTCTTTGCATGATTTACAGCTTTCTCTGCTAAGATTGATCTTGAAGATGCCGGGCTAAAAGGTTCTTTTTTAAGGTATTTAGCAATAAATTCTTCCTGCCCTTTTCCAAAAGTCTTCCCAGCTTTTTCCGCTGCTCGCTTGGCTTCTATAAGTTTACCTTTCTGACTATAATAATGTCCTCCTTCATTGATGTAGTTCTTTAGATTTTTCTCTACATATTCAGTAACGGATGTTATGTTCTCTCCTAGATCTTTTCCCATCCTCATTTTGCTTATAGCATCACTTGCAAGCTCTGTTCTTATGTACTGCCTGTACGCCAGATTTTTAAAGAACTCGTCTCCTGTAGTCAGTAATCTGGAAGGAAGTCTGGTAACTTTTCCAAGATAATTTACTGAAGTTCCAACAATACTTTTGTCGGCCACGTTCAAGTTTTTAGCGGTAATTGAACGAGACGCTTCGGATGTTGTGTCACTGAACTGTTTACTGCCTCTAACTAAAATTGAATCATCAGTTTTAAATGCCAGAGCAGACGCAGAAAGAGATTCTTTAACGGTTTCCATACTATACCCGTAACTAAAAAGAGCTTTCCTTAAATCGCTGTTCCCACTAAGTATTGATCCTACAGCTTTTTCTGCGAACAGCATCAGGTTAGTTAAGCCATTACCTATCATATTCACAAACTGTGTTGCAGGGCCACTCAATATGCTGTTGATCCAATACTCCTGGGTTATATCCAGCATCTTCCTTCCGGCAGTCTTTTCAGCTATTTTCTTTGTTGCATTGAGTTTGTGTATTAAGTCATCGATGTTATCAACAACGGCCAACTCTTGAGCAAGTTTTTGAGGATCTTTTGTACCCAACCTTTCCTGAAGAAAGTTCGTGTAATCTTCGCTTGTTGTTGTATCAGATTTTATAGGATTTATCTCTACGTCCTTATAATCTCCGGTGGCATTCTTAAAATATTTCCTTTGATGTAAAGCCATAGAATCCCTTCTGGCTCTTATAGCATTCACCCGGTTGGCTTCTCCATAAACAGCCACTGAATCAATAAACTCTCTCAAAGCCTCCGGATTATCTATATCATCCAGATAAGCCCTTGCAGATGCCACGGCCTGTTCTCCTGCTTGTCTTACTACCATAAAGCTGGCAGCGTTTTGTTCTAGCCACTTTTTGTGAAGCTCCACATCTTGCCCTTCTTTTATAGCCTGTAAAGATACTTTTGTTTTTGGCCCTTTTCCTTCTGCTACAAAATCCAGTTCTCTAAAAGCATCTTTACTTATCTCATCTAATTTACCTGTGGAGCTAAGTTCTCTTGCTGTTGTTCCTATGAGTTGCTCGATTTCCGAAGAAGATCCTACTTCCTTTAGAACTCCTCCAATGACCGCTGCTGTTCCTCCGGTTTTATCTTCACCTTTTATTTCATCAAATCTTTTTTGAACCGCTTCTTTTACTTCCCCTATTTTTCTTCCAGGTTTAAGTTCAAACGTAACTATTTCTTCTGCTTCCTTTTTGTTCCTGGCTTCTGTTACTTCTCTCCTTAAAACTTCAGGCTTTTTAACTCTTCCATTTTTGTACTTTAAAGATATCCCCAGACTAATTGCTTCTTCTTCTGTTTCTTTAGGGGTTATAATAGAATCCTTCGGGTCTTCTTTGACCTTCTTGGCAATGTCTTCTAATTCAGTATCTTCCTTATGAAACTCTTGAGATCCCTTAGAAGCTGCTTCTTTTTTACTTAAACCTTTATCAATGCCTCTTCTATACGATCGCATCGCCTTCAGGCTTTTAATGAACGCAACAAGAGTTCCTCCTACGACACCTTCAAGTATAAGTCCTTCATAGACATTTTTTAGTCTACCTTCTATCTCGCCATCATCGTTCCCTTCATATTGTAAGAAACGGGTTATAGGATTTGATAATTTAGGGTATTTCTCAATTAAATCACTCAACCTGGCCTCTTGCCCATCAAACACTGCGAAGTCAGAGATGGCTCCTGCTGCTACGGGTTTTAAAATATACTTACCAGCTTTCTCTAACTTAGAGCCTTCTTTTGCAAGCTTTGATAATTTAGTAGCTTTTCCAGCTTTACTTGCTACTCCAAGTCCAGGGAAAAATCCTGTCAAGAATTGCGTAGCACCTGATACAAATCCTCCTACTGCTGTTTTAGATTCTCCTAAAAAGTTTAAGGAAAACTCATCATCAATCCAGTCTCCAGGTGCGACTGTATCCGCTAGGTCAATTATTCCTGTAGCAGCTTCCAGTACTCCCCTAAAAGGAGCTAAAGCTACATCGCCAATAACACTTGGATCTCCTTCTTCTTCCTGATCTTTTATTGCCTGTTCTTTTGGAGTGAGTTGTTGAGTTCCCTGTAAACCTGCTCCTGTAGTTTTAGCAACGTTTAAACTTTTGGATTCTAAAGCAGCCCTGGCTCCTTGTTTATATAAATCTGATATTGCCATTATTGTTTCTTATTGGGATTGATGTTTCGTGTGAAAATTGCTTCCTGCGCTGTAACAAAAGTATCTGCTGTTATGCCTAATTCATTCGCTCTTATAATATCTTCAATTATTAAGCTATTGATTTTAGGGTTTTCTTTATAACCGATTATGTCTTCCCAGGAAAGAATTGGCATCTTACTCCAATTCTCCGCAACAATTCTTCTAACATTATATGAAGACTCTCCTACGTCCATTACACCTCGTATTGCTTCTACAACTGAAATTCCAGATTCGGTTATTAAATCAAACATTTCTGCTTTCTTCTCAAACACCTGTTCTTCGTCATAAGTACGCCCGGTAGCAAACCCGGAAATATAATCAGAACTACTCGTTTCTCCTAGCTTTCCTGTTTGAATTATCTCTATTAAATCTGGAACGAAATCAGACTTTCTTATTATAGCTTTTCTGTTTTTAAAGAATGAATCTATTTGGCTTTCTTCTCTAAATAAACCAGCAGACTGAGTTTCGTTTTTGAGTGAGTTGTATTTGTTGTAATCTGCCCTCTCATAATTATTATTTTTCCCTGTGTCACCCCATCCAAAATTAGACTCTAAAGCGACATCTGGATTATTATCGGCATCCGCAGGGAAAGTACTTCTGTCCTTTAAAAGCTTTCCTCTTGCAAGTTTTTCTGCTTCTTCTTCAGTAGCTCCACCCTTGTCATACATTTGTGTTGTTTCATCTAACAAAGTAGGCTTAGAAGATTGTCGTAAGGAAGGTTTTGAAATATCCCCATCTAAAAAGTTTTTGAATTCTCTTTCTACTTTTTGTCGGGTAAATTCAGCTTGTTCGTTAGCGTAGCCTCTCATTAACGTTTCCCTTTCTTGGTTATTTAAAGAAACGTCCCTGACTAAAGCTCTTCCTTTCGCTCTCATTTTTGCATTGAAAGCAACAGTTTCGCTATTCAATAAAAGATTTAGATGGGAAGCGTAAGGAGCTTGTAAACTTTTAGCCCCAGTTATAATTCCCTCTTTGGTTAAAATGTCATTAAAGAAAGAATCATAAGAGGGATCACCTTTAAATTTCCCTTCTATGGCAGAAGCTTTTACATATGTATCAAGTAAATATCCTGTATCTCCGTCTGGAAGAAGTTTTTCCATCGCAGAGTCAATTCGACTTCCTTCATCTACTAAATATTCTGCTAGTTTGTCTTTAAGTAAGTTCACTCTTGTGTCGCTCCCTAAAGTCCAATCTTCTTTTAACCACTCCGCATTGGGCTTATTAATTAAATCTTCAATAAAAGTCTCGTAAGGTTCTTCCCCTAAAGGCTCTATAAAAAGATTTGCTTTCCGACTACTTTCCGACTGCGTACTTACAAGCTCTTTTATCTTAGGATTTATTTGATTAAGAAAATAAGCATCAACAGCATTGCCGTCTTCTTTTGAATTTACAGCGGTTTGTGCATCTTCCTCATTTTGAATTTTTCTTAACAAAGAAGATACATAATCATCTCCTTTAAATATAGGAACATTGTTTGCTGTGGCATCTTCCAGGCTGTTTGCCACTTCTCTTGCTTTCACAAAATTACCCTGCATTGCATAATTCATTACAACGTCTTCTGCTGATTTCCTTATAATAGCTTTCCGTCCTCCTGTAGTGGGGTGACCTGAGTTTGCAAGGTGTTCGTCTATGTTGCTTACCCAAGCCTGTACGCCTCCCTTTACATTGGCTTCTGATTTAGCGGAGGGATCTACAACCTTTATTGACTTAATCTTTTTATTAGCAAAGGCTTTGTACATCTTCAGATCATCACCTGCGTAGAAGTCCACTACATTTAAAGCCATGCCCCCTGTATCATCTACTCGATACTCCTTGCCATCTATGTCGAGGATGGTTCCTTGAGGGTAGTAGTTGGAAGCCACGCTATATCCTGGGATAAGCTTTCTTCCCGAAGAGCCTTTAAATTGCCAATCTTCCTTTATCTTTCCTTCTGCTATTTCTTTTCTAGTAGTAGGATCGATAGTTGCGTTTCCATAAGCAGTTGCCCTGTGTTTGGGAAGAACAACAATTCCACCTGTAGGTGTGAGAGGTTTAGCGGTAACTTCTTCTAGGGCATCAACAAGGCTTCTTCCAGCCCCTTCAGCCGAAGCGTCCTTGCGATACTGTTGTCTATCAAAGTTCCAGGACTCATGGGTCTTCGCCCTGAAAGATGCAGCTTCGTTGGAGAACAAAACATTATGTGCATAAGCTTGAAACTTATCATCACCAATTCCCTCTATTGCTTCTTCATTTATCCTGGCAAGTCCCTCATCGATTACTTTATCAAGAGCAAGAGCATCGGGTATTCTTTCAACTCCTATCTGTTTAATGTTGTTCCCAAGTTGAGCGAGTTGTGGTTTAATCTTTAAATCAAAGCCTCTGGTATAAACATCCTCACTAAACTGTTTCTGGAATCCTATTCTATCAAAGGGATTAAATCTTCTTGGGTTGCTACCATCAAGTTGAGCTATTACCTCTTCATTAGTAAGGCCCATTGCAGCTTCCCTGCCTCGTTGCTTCTGCACGTTACTGAACTGCCCAAGCACATTACTGAATTGAGCAAGATTCTTGGCAAGTATTTGCGCTGAGTTCAACCTGGGAAGAGGAGCGACAAACACTTGGTTGGTTCCTGCTCCCTGAACGGTTGGGCGTAGGGGTGCTTTTCCAAAAGGTACGTCTACTTGAGTTCTTGGTTTTGCCATAAAATTAATTTATTTGAGTGATGAGTAAGTACTTAATCCCGACTGGAGGCCACCTAGGGCTGATCCAAGATAGTCTGGTTGCTCTATGGGTTTGTTGATGCGTAGCATATTTCTGTTAAATCCTATTCCTGCCTCGCTGAGTTGAAGATCCCTATTAACATCCAGCATCTCCGCTTGCCTTTGCTCAGAGAAAGTATATTCAGCTTCCTTACGTGTAAGATCACCCAGCAGAGCGTTTACACTTAACCCGGATACACCTGACTCCCCTGCACTAACTCTGGCAGTGGCTCTGGCTTCCATAGCTTTCCTGCTGGCTTCCTGAATCCTTTGCGCTCTGGCAATCATCTCCTGTTGCTCCTGCATTCTCATTGCAGATACTTCAGCAAGGTATCTTTGCCTTTCCTGCTGAGTAGCTGTTCTTTGAGCTTGCTCCTGCATTCGAGCCTGTTGGGTCTGTCCTGCAATAGATGAAGCGGTTTGAGCAACACCCACTGCTGCTGATATTAAGGGAGTACACATATGTCTTCTACTTCGTTGTTAATTAGTATAAATTTATAAAAGGGTTCTTTGTTGAATTCTATATCGCCTATAAAGTCTGCTCCTACCCATCGAAGCCAACGTACTGCTGGCCTGTTGTACTTGTATACATAGTTTGCTGCAACTCCTCCGGTTAGTTTCAATAACTCACTCACCCACATCTTTGAGTACTTTATAAAATCTTTCTTACATTTCTTTGATAACTCATCGGTCCCTAACAACCATATGTAGGGAAAGTCTTCTCCTTCTCCGACCCCAAACATTGCAATAGGTTTCCCTTTCTTGTTTAGTACAGTCAGGGTAGCCATATCATGTTCAAGGGCAGTCTGGAGAGCTTCCAACGGTTTCTGCCCAAGGCACATACATTCCATCTTGTCTCCAGATCTTAACCTGGGAGCTAAGTAATCCGCATGGTCTGGATGGGCATCAACAATCTCAAGGGTTGGATATTTTATGATTGATCTATCAAACACGCTTTGATCTTGAGTGAATGAATGATTCAAACTCTGCTGACTGGAAGTTACCGGGCAACGCTGAATCGTTTACTATTTTAATTGTAGTGTCCTTTGCTGCTGACATGATTGGGAATGAAAATGATCCCGACTCTATCGGTAGTGTTCCTACGGTAGTAGAGCCTACAATGTTACTTGTGAAAATGTTTGTATAAGTCTGTCGAGCCTTTGGAGTGACCTCAACTTTGAAACTCGCTGTATCGTCAAAGAAGAGTGTTCCTCCTTTAAGGAAGTGTCTCTGGTATCCTGAAGGACTTCTCCTTTGGTTAGCCCGTTGTTTAAACATCTGCTCACTAAAGGTGTAACTCATGGTGTACTTAATACCTACCCATACCGGAGTGCCATCATGTGATGCATCAACCGTAACCGTGCTTCCAGATACAGTACATGGTATCAAAGCTCCTGCCTTGGTGCTTCCAGATTCTCTGGTATATACCTGAACCGTGTCTGTTGCTTCCGGGGTGTATGAGAGAGCTATAGAAGTTCCTGATACAGTTGCGCTTTCCCGAAGGTCCAGGTAGGTGTTAAAGGATACTCCTTCATCAATAAGCTTTTCTTCCATAGGAACCTTTAAAAGCTCCGTCTTGCCATTCTTTGTTGCAACGATATAAAGATCACTGTCAACAAAATCAAAGCCAATAACAGAGAAGGGGAATGTAAATTTACTCCAACTTGCTAAAACTTTCTGACCGCCCTCCCAGTAGTACTTGTATACATACATACTTTGTTGAATGGTCGAGTCAGTGGATGAGTTTTGACTAACCACGCATATGCAGTTCTCCGCTGTAGATCCTGCAACATCCATTATGTTTGAAGGAACATACTGAGGCACATGGGCTGTAATCTCCACTGAATCATAAGTGTCAGTGTTGGCGTTTACAGTGAACTCACGCACTCCTGAATAGCTCCCCCTGGTAAATGGGAAGTAAATGTAGCTACCTAACTCAAGAGGTGTAGTGCTGGTGTCATTCTCGTAGTTTGTAATAGGTGTTATTGAAACGGTCTTAGGTGTCAATAAGTCTCCTCCTCGAAGCACGAACTGCCCCCGTTCTCCAAACAGCACGAGGTTCTCTTGGAATCCTACTGCTGACTTTAGCTTGGTTACTTTGGTGCTGGCTACGTTTACGTCAATAGGGTCTGAGTCCAGCAGGGTTCTTACAGTTGTCCTGAAGAAGTTAAAGTATTCTCCTGCTTCTGACAGAATAACGCTACCTTCTGAAAGGAAGCCCAATCTGTTCTTA